AGTCAGGACTAAGTAACAGTTTACCCCTTCCGAAGTCAGAAACTAGTACCAAACTAGTACCAAATAAGTCTCAATTTGGTAAAATGTAGGTATATATATATATTATATGTATGTATTACTCTTTTTTATTAGTATGACGTCTTATTATTTTTATTTAAAAACCGTGTAGTTTATATATTACTTTCTATAACAGGAATTATCGAAAGCTTTCGGGGGTTTGGGTTTGGGGGGCACTCTCCTAGTAAAAGATTAATATACATATAATTATATATAGAATACCGTTCCTGACAGGTTGTGAGAACAATGTCTAAAGACAAAAACGAATGTATAAACTGTGGTGGCGGGTTAATCATAACCCCTGCTTATCCAGTAGCTCAACGCACTATCTACTGTGAGAACTGTGGAAAAACCCCTGCACAGTCTCGCCTAGATATAAAAATTGTAGAATCCGAAGCGGCACGTGCTAAATGGATTGAGGTGGAAAATGACTAAAGGTAAAGTTGGGCGGCCACCACAGACCGACGCCGAGGGTAATAGGATTGATAAGACCTTAATTAATTTAACGATCCCCGTAACATTGAAGAACTTTCTTGATAAGTATGTCAAGAACCGTTCCGAGTTCTTTACGGATATGGTGACCAAGATGTATATAGGTTTGATATGTCCTAAATGTTATTCAGACCAATATATTACAGAATGTCCCGTAGGGACCGAGTGTAATAACTGTGATATCTGGATTAAATTAAATGATTGTCCTAACTGCGCCACGACTTACGATCCCCGCGAGTATATAGGAATAGACAGAAACCCCCACTTTAACCCTGCACACGGTTCTAAACAGTGTTCTAAATGTATGCAGGTTGAAAAATGAACTGTAATAATTGTGGATGTCATAATCGTAAGTATAGAATGATAGAAGGACATTGTAAACATTGTTATAGAGTTATCAATGGTTAGGGATTGCGACGGTAAATATTGCCCTGACTGTGATTCTAAGCTAAATAAGAGAATAATAAAATGGCCTCAGATATTCGAGGCCTATTGGTGTAGAAAATGTGAATTGGATTTCTTTAGAGAAGATGTCACGATCTTACCACAAAAGGCCGTCTGTATAGGACACGAAAAAGGAAAACCTAAGTACAGAATATATAAAGATACATCAAGGGGATACAATCCGCCTAAATTAAGAAAAGACTAAATAGGCAATCCGCCTAAATGGGTTTATGGTCCGTAGACGCACAAGAAGATATTCAAGAAAGAAAAGTTTCACTATATCGGCAATCGAAACAGGGGCTGCTCTAAGTCTCGCAAGTTCGGCCGGTGTAGATACTGCAATCCAAGAAGCACTAGGTGGAAACCTATCGGGAGCGTTAGGAACTATACAGACTAATGTAGCCACAAATAAAAATAAGATTATTGGGACTCTCGGGGCCGCATTCGTTGGAAAGATGTTAGCTAAATCATTCGGAAATGGCCAGCTCGCAAAGCTTGGCCCCATTCGGATAAAAGCTATGACACCTGAACAGGACCAATTCGGAGCTTAAACATGGCAGGACTACAAACAAGAACTTATACGCTAGCAGGATCGTCTTTGACGGCAGGAACATTTACGAATATTTCGCAGTTACTAGGGTCAAGCCAGAGCACGACAAATCCAGAATCTATGCGAAAAGTTGTACGAATCTCAATGTCTTGTTCGCCAGACCACACGAGCGCTACAGATGGTTGCAGTGTCTTTAAGTTTGCGGGAGACGGGGTTAGTGTACAACAGATATTTGCAGGGCCTTCTTGGTCCAATCAGGCCGCAGGCCCCTTGGACGGAAACAACGGGATGCCTGTAGTTATTGAGAACTCGGGCGGTGTGTTTGACATTATAGCAGGCAATCAGATAGACTTCTCAGTAAGCTGCACAACGGCGGAAACTGTAGACGTAGCACTTTCGATAACCTATAGCGCTTAAGGAGTCTTGTGGCTCTAGACGGCGGCGGCGGTGGTGGTGGCCTTTTAGGAGTAGGTAACAGCTTTGTTGGTCCTCAAACAGCTCTAGAAGTAGCGGGGGATTTTGCCTATGGTTACTCTGGCGAAGTCCTAGTTAACAATAACACAGTATCAATGTTTGAATTTACCACAGGTAATTATCTATTTGTTGGAACCTTCTCTTACGGTATAGACCAAAACGCTTCTCTCGGTGGCTCTAAGTTAATAGGTTTTACCATTGAAATGAACGGGTCTAAAATTATGCAACTAGTAACACAAACTAGTGCTACTCTTGCTATGATTGACTTTGACAACGATCTGAATATAATTATCCCGTCATATACTCAGATTAAAATAGAAAGTGAGACCACCAACACGACCAATGTGCCCACTTACGGAATATTAACCGGCAGGATATATCGCGACTAATGCCCACAAAGAGAGAACGTGAGTATTACCAGTTAGGCTTTAGGGATGGTTTAGAATATAAAGAAGGTAGAAGACCTGAATATTCAGTATACGATATGGGTGCAAAGGGCGCACCGTGGGATATTGAACCACGCAAACCCCGCACAGTTAAACGTAAACTATCAGCTTGGAATAAGTTTGTAAAAGCTAACAGTAAGAAACCACGTTTCCGATATCGTAACGGTAAATTGAACCTCAAAAAGATGGCAGTAGCGTTCAGGAAAACCCCCGCAGGCAAAAAAAAGAAGCGTTAATGAGTTTTTCCCACACGAAAAGGGGGGGGTAAATGTGGATTTAGCGCTTCTGATTATTGCCGCCAAGACTTTTCTAAAAAAAGACATCACACCGCCAACATCGACAGCCGGAGCACGGCCCGATTGCGGAACAGGAAAGAAGGCCGTACTTTTTCAAAATCCTGACCGTTGGCTCTGTGTACCGGAATTTAAGTGATGGCCTTAACCTTAATGCCTGACGGCAAGACCTTCAAGAAACTAAATGCAGTTCAGGAAAAGGCCCTAAAACGATACTACAACCGATTACATGATAAACCATTGACGGAAACTTTAGGACTCCCGATTGGTTTGGCGGTCTTGGGGGGAATTGGAGCTATTGCTTATATTTTCAAGGATGAACTAAAAACATATTTAGCAGATAAAGAAGAGGATGTCGTCGAATGGATTAAGGGTTTACCAGTGGCGGCGGGTGGCGGTGTTGCCGATGTTGTTGTTTCTTTAGTCGATGCTGTAGGATTATCCACCAACGAACCCGTAAACCCTGAATATGTAGTACTGAGTGTTGGAACACCCGAAGAAAGGACAGTAGGACCCTTTTCACTCTGTCAACGCTGGGGCCTTGACGCGGATGACTGGCTAGCTAATGTTCAAGGGGGAAAGTTTTTGACCAAGATAGGAGCCGCGCTAGCTGGTAATTATATAATCAAGAATATGAAGAAAGAAGGATGTTCTAAGCCTAGAGCAATCACCCAAGCTCAATGGGATGACATTTAACAGGGCCGATTGTCATTGTTTTCACAAACGTATTACTTTTTAGGCCCTAATAACTAGAGAGTTATGGAACTGAGCCAAATTATACCCCTATTATTTATCGGGGAGATCGCAATAATATTAATTCTCTATAGGTTCGTCCTTAGAGAATGGATAGTTGACACATGGGAAAAGAAACTAAAGACCGAAGGTTATCTTATAGAAATATTAGAACCCGTCATAGCTGAAATAGAAACCAGTACAGAAGAGAGCCTAATGCATTTTCAGCGTTCATTTATCGGGACTTTGGGAAAGATGACAAGCGAAGCCAAGAACCTTGACCCAATGAACGGCCTTAGAAAGGCCGCTAAAAATGGGGATTGGACTAGTCTCCTACTAGAGTATGTAGCAAACAAGTCAGGACTAAGTAACAGTTTACCCCTTCCGAAGTCAGAAACTAGTACCAAACTAGTACCAAATAAGTCTCAATTTGGTAAAATGTAGGTATATATATATATTATATGTATGTATTACTCTTTTTTATTAGTATGACGTCTTA